GCCCAACAGAACTTGAAGCACAACCACAGCGTATCAGATATGATGCTGGCTGCAATGAATCAACCAAGGTATTTACCATTGATTTCACCGATAACATCGGTAGCGATCATTTTACGGCATATAATCTGATGTATTGGATTAATTCAACGGCAAGCGGTAGCTGCCGGGTATGGCATTATTGGAATGGTAATCTTGTGACGAGGGATAGCGGTCTAGTACTATTCCCACTTGATGCACCATATGTTTCACCGTATAACGGTACGATTATGTTTGATTCTCTGCAAGTACGGAAGGCTTCTGCCGGTGATATCTTTTGTTGGGAAGTTACTCAATGGTAGATGAAAAAGTGCGTATCAGAATAAGGGCAACTGGCAAGATTATTGAGGTTGATAGAGCCGAGGCCGAACGATTAATTGAATTGGGCTTGGCTAACTATGTGAAAAAACGAGTAACATCGCCCTCCAATAAGATGATTGCAGAAGGTGATATGAAAACGAAATGAAAGTAATTATACCAACGGAACAAGAAGTGTGTGTGGATATAGCAATCGAACAGGAAGCAGAAATACAATTTCCTGTGGCAGATCAGTATGCAGGGGTGGCATTAACAAGTGAGCAATCAGTTGCCATTGAGTTTCCAACAGAGCAAGAAGTGGAGCTATTTATACGTGAGAGTTTGTGCCCAGAAATTGTATATGTAAATTTCGGCACATATAAAAGCGGTACTGAATTACACATTACTTGGGATACTAATGTGGGAGCAACTTCAAGGGCAAGATATAGATTGGAGGGCGCAGAGGTTTGGACTTATACATCAACGACCTTTGCCTATAATACAAGCCACGATAAGGCAACCATTGATCCCATTGTACCAGATAGAAGATATGAACATCAGGTTTATGGAGTAAATGAATGTCTTTTAACACCGGGTTGGAGTGATTCAATAATCATTGTTATTAGTGGTGGTGGAGAACCAAGTATAGAAGGAGAATAATTTGGCAAGAGAACAGAGATTTATTGTTAGAGAAAACGATTATGGTCATAAGCTGCATTTTAAAATGAGAAAACCAGACGGTAAAGCATATTCAATACCCGATGCCGCAACTATAACATTTGAATGTTATAAAGATGGAGCAACGAGTTTAACGGTGAATGATAGTACACATGTAACCACTGTGGCAGCAACAGATGGCCATGTATATTACACAGTACAGAGTGCTGATTTTGGTGCAGATAGTTCGGGTACTTATTGGTGCAGAATAAAAGTCAATACAATAACGAGCGAAGAAGCAAAGCTAGTTGTAAAAGATGAATATGGGAATGGTGCGTAATGGCTAATATATTGAGTGATTATGCTCTATTGGAATTAGATGAAGCGAGGGACGCACTTGGTTTGGGTGACAATAGAGATCAAGATAATAGTCTCATTCTATATATCAATGGTATCACCGAATTGATTGAACGCTATTGTGGTAGGGAATTTTTAACGAGAACATATACAACGGAAACATTTGACGGTGATGGTACGAATAAATATTTAGTTAAGCAGGGGACGGGAATTACCTCTATAACAACCGTTGTATATAATGAAGATGGTGATACCGTACCAGCAGCATCTATTTTATTTAATCCCGTTGGCGAAATATACCTTGATGATGGTTATAGTTTTGAAAGTGGATACCAGAATTGCTCAGTAACATATGTAGCGGGGGAAGCTGCTGTGCCAGATTCAATAAGAATAGCTGCTTTAATGGTCTTGTCACATCTATGGAAAATGAGAGATAAGCACACGGAACGCATCTCTGCCATGACAAGGGAGGGGCAAACGGTCACATTCAAATATGAAGATATGCCAATAGAAGCAAAACGCAGACTTGATGATTGGCAGAGGCCGAGGGTGGGTTAATGTTAAATCTTGCTACCACAGTTAAGGGCGATAAAGAACTTGCGCGCAAGTTTGATAAGGCTGGAAAGACTATGCCGAAAGCCGTTGAGCGTGCCATGTGGAAATGCGTTTATATGGTACAAAGAACGGCGAAGAGAAAAGTGACTGGTGGCAATCCACTCAATGTGCGAAGTGAGGTATTGAGAGCTTCAATATTACCAGAAGTAAAAAAGATTCACGGTAATGAATACGAGGGTAGGGTTGGAACGAATGTTATCTACGGCAAAATACATGAATATGGCGCAACGATACGGGCGAAAACGGGAGAGTATATGACTTGGCCAGGTGCAACGGGATGGGTGAAAGCACGCGAGGTGCGGATACCAGCACGTCCCTGGTTGAATCCATCACTTGAAGAAAACAGAAAGAAGATAAACAAGACGTTAGGAATGGAAGTTAAAGACCACTTTAAAAAGCACAGGTTATAATGTCAGCACGTACAGATATACGAGATGCACTTGTTACATTGTTGGAAGGAATTGATGGAGTGCGGAAGGTATCAACGGGACCGTATCAAGATTTTCATCAAGTACCAACTGCGAGGATGCCATATATACAATTGATTTCTTCTACTGAAAATAGAGATTTACTTGATGTGCATCGTAAATCTGAATGCATTTGGACAATAGATTTGTGGTGTTATCTGGATGCAAAAGAAGATGTGGAAGCATGGGTGGAGAAGATAAGGGCGCAGATTGTTACGAATCGCGGTTTGAGTTTACCGGGTGTGGTAACAGATGTATTCATTAGAACTATTATAACCGATGATGTTGGTTGGGTATCACCGGATGGATTCATATTAATGGAAATAGAGGTTACATACCGTGTATTGGACTAAAAATTTTAGACACGAACTAACATATACTGTTAGAAGGAGTGAGCTATGGAACTGAGATACGTTGGCAGATTTTCGGCGGTAATCTTCGATGCATATGGCCTAGTTAGGCGTGGCGATATTATCGAATTACCCGATGAGATTGCAGAACAGAAATTGAAACGTGATCCAAACGAATGGGAGAAAGTCGGGAAGAAAAAGAAAGTTGCAGAGAAGATCGAATCAGAGGACGGTGAGGAATAATGGCAGTAGGCATGGGATATGATTCCTGGTGTTCCGTTGTTGAAGAAACAACATATGGAACAACGCCGGGAACGGGCGAAACATACCTCCGCTTTGTGAATGAAAGCATTGTAAAAGACATCGGCGTGAAGCCCCGCAAGTCTCTTGCGGCAATGGATTCATACCGTGATTTTATGGAGAGTGTCCATAAAATTGGTGGTGATTTGACGCTAGAATTAAATTATGAAGGTATGGGTTTATTTATTAAGCATGCACTCGGAACGCAGGGATATGGTTTTACTGCCGATTCGCCCGTTGCTGGTGCAAATACGCATGTATTCAAGATACACGAAGCACTTACACATACAAGTAACGAGGGTTTATCTATCGAAATTGCCAAGGCAAACATTCCAAGCGGTAAAGTGTTCTTGTATGAGGGCTGTAGCGTGAATACATTGCGATGGACTTTTACCGATGGTGAAATAGTTGAAATGGTAGCTGGCTTGCTTTGTAGTACGGAGACAGCCAATACATCAGCAAGTGGTACGCCTGCTTATCCAACAGACGTACCCGTATATTGGAGATATGCAGGTGCTTTGAATTTTTTGGGTGAAGCATCTACACCATTAAGAAGTGGATACATTCAGATTGATAATAAACTATCCGCTGATAGGTATCTATTAAATGAAGCATTGCCCGCACCATTGAGAACAGATCACCGCGTCATATCGGGTGAGTTTGTTATTGAATTTGAGGACTTAACGGAATACAACAAGTATCTTGGCCTCACAACTGGTGCTATTGATATTACATTCAGCAGCGTTGCCGATTTGGTTTATATCACTGGCACAACGCCCTACACAATCAAGTTTGATATTCCCAAGGCTATTTTGACGGCTGCCCCAACAACGATAGGTGGACCCGGTCCCATTGAAGTTACATATGCGTTTCAGGGTATGTATAAAGATGCTGATGAAGATGAATTGATAATTACTGTTGTAAACGGTGAAGCAACTCTGGCCTAAACCAAGAGGGTGATTTATGTCATTCGATGCACAAGCAAGCGCAGAAGCATTAAAGGCAAAGTCAACAAAGATTATCATGTTGCCAAATGCACAAGTTGAAATCAAGATACGCAAACTCACCGTCTATGATTTCATGGAAGGCAACATGGATATTCCAGTTGGTCCCATGACCTCTGCCAATACCGCCGAACGTGTAAGTAAGTCCATAGCCAAAGTAACCGAATCTTCTGAGAGGCTACTTGAATTGATTTTAACGAGAGCTATCGTATCACCCCGCGTAGTTATTGATAGCGATAAAGAAGCCGGCGAAGATGAAATCCATGCCTATGATTTAGGTGCTGATGTTGTTTATATCATAGAGCAAGTTGTGGAGTTCTCTGGATTGGGGGAAGCGGCTGCGAAAGCGGCCAATTTTCGCAAGGACGAAGAAAAATAGTGCGGTGATGCTTGATGCAATCGGCCAGCGTTATGGTGTCCTTCCTCACTGTCTTATGTATCTTTATTTTCCTGACCTTATCTTTGACGTACATTGCGCCTTGGCTGGTGCGAAAGAAGAGAA